CCCCCAGTGCTGACCGTGAACACTGAGGCATCGCCGTCCACAACAACTGTGCCATCAGTGCTGGATATAGGCAGAGTTCCGGTGGGAATATCTAAGTTGTCTTCAAACCATTGCTTGTCTGCTTTGATTGTGTACTTCGTGTACTCTTCACCACCAACGTCAACAGTCTCTGAGGTGATGTCTATGCCTTCACCCTCTTCAAAGATTATATTTCCAGCACCTCCCCCGCTTGCTCCTAAGGCTGTCAAGGTATATACGCCATCTTCCTCATCAACCGTGAGTGTCAGGATATTTCCCGACTGAATGTCTTTGACATAATTGGTTGGTATCTGATCTGGCTTGGCGAAGTTCAGGTTGTTATTTAGATATGAGTTGTCCGTCTTGACTGTCCAACCTGTGTTGCCCGTCTGGTTAGCAGTGGCGTTTGAACCACTTACAGTGACTCCATCTCCTTGGGTTAGGCTAATTGCACCATCACCGGGAATCACTGGTGCAGGGATAACAGGGATGTCTGACTTGAGAGCAACAGTGTTATCAACAGCAACAGACCAGCTAGTGTCTTTTGATTGATTAGCAGTTGCGTCCGTTCCTGTAACATCAATACCCTTGCCAGAATTCAGCTTTATCTTTCCGTCATTAGCGGCCTTCGGTATGGTCAGATTATTGATAGCATCAGTATTGTTCTGTATCTCTTGACTGTTGTTTTCAACGTCAGTCTTGAGATCATCAACTGTGTGAATGATGTTTGATGTCTTACGTGTATTATCAGCCATTAGATATCCTCAACATTTTCAAGTACATCTAGCAAAGCCTGCTGTGCATCTGCCGATTTTGTTGTGAGTGCGGTCTTCAAATTAACCAGAATCTTTTTTAACTCTCGAAGACGATGACCAATGTCAATCTCAACCGCTGCCTGAGAAACAGCTTCATAGTCTTCTTCAGCTACGTCGGAGAAGTCAGCGTCTTTGACGATGTATGCGTTCGCCATCTTGGCACCGGCAGTGTCTATGGTGAACTTCTTGTCTCCCTTAACGTGCCAAGTCATGCAGCAATTTGAGTTGCCCATGTCCCAATCGTACTGCCAATACTGGTTGTGCTGATTGAACCCGAACGACCACTCCGACAACGACCCACCGTTGGACTTGTAGTTGCCTCTGAGGATGTTCTTCTCGTTGTTCTGAGGTGCCCAATCATTAGAGTCAGAGCAACTGATTTTTACGTGATCAGATTCCTCTGAACGCAAGTTGAGAGTATTGGTTATTGAGTTAAAGCAAACGTCCTCAAGGTAACTGACCGGAACAGCATGGTGGCTAGACTCAGGAGCCTTGAGATGATACAGGCCCATGCCGCCACTGGGTGCAATCGTGATATATGTGTAGGCTTTATTCGGGTCTCGTATCTTCCACTCAGGCTTGATGTGCTGTTCGCCTTCATCACTCAGGAAGCTATCAGTAACAACGGCATCGGGTATGTCTAATGCGTCGGCGTAGTCTTGTGCCGCTTTGAGAGTCACAGCATCTTGGTCGTCCGAGTATTGCTTCGTGCAGGCAGCACCTATGTCAAAGGGCGTGGTGTGCGTAAAGTCATATACAGCACCGTCGAAGACAATACCTTCGGGGCCAGCACTTCCAAACGTAACTTCTAAATTTATGTTGCCATTTCTATTAGCAACACTCGTTACGGTGAAGTTTGCATAGTTACTTGGACTCATGACAAGACGAACTATGTCACCAGCCATTACTTTTGAAGCATCAATCGGCTTGTTTGTAAAGTCGGTTTCAGAAAGTATTATGTATGTAGCCTGATTGAATTGAAGAACTTTCTCGTTTAGCATGTTCTTCAGAACAAATGATCCAATCTGTGGGTCATCTCTTGCGTCGGCCTTGTACTGTGCTTCAACCACAGTTCCTTCAAGTGCCTTCACCTTATTCTCAAGAGTGTCTATCTGTGTGTTCTGTCCTTGATCAATCAGATAGTTTTTATTTTCTACCCATTCCTGAACAACTTGGTCTTGGTTGTCAACATAGTCCTTAGTAGCTAATCCATCAATCGAGGGAATCTCAACATCGTCGATTGCTTCAGTGACCCACGCTTCAGATGCTAATCCCTCTACGGCAGCAGTGATGTCATCTGTAGTAGCGATATTCTCTGGAAGATCAATCGCATCTGGTGATTCAAGTCCATCTATTCTGTCCAACAAATACCAGTTCACCTCTTGCTGGTTATTCAAATCCTCCCTAGCAACCGCTTTAACGTCAGACGGTCGTTCTCCTAAGGTAGCTATGTCAGCAGTAGTCAAACCTAGAGTCTCGAAATCAACAGCCCCTATCCAACTGAAAATAGAAACATTGTCTCCTGCTTTTGTGTCGATGCCGGTTTCGAGAGTTAAATTTAAGACTTGAAGCGTGTAGTTGCTTGGAGACAACACAACGCCGTTGATCGTTACAAATGAGGATGATGGCTGAACAGCTATGGGTAATGGGAATATTTTCTGACTGTCTACTGATGTAATTTCGACTGTGCGATATGCAATACTTCCTGTTCCGTCTACACCCGGTGGCCCTTCCGGCCCCTGATCTCCTGTTTGTCCCTGCTGCCCGCGACCACCAAGCCAAGCAAGTTCAGACCAGCGTGTATTACTATCGCCTATCTTTACGCACTGATCTGGATACTCAGGGTTGACATATTCAATATTTAGATTGGGCCGCCAGAGATACCCATCGGTTAGTCCAGCTATGCACTCATACACATAAGTATCGACGCCGTCCTTCACAAGTATGAACGTCCCAAGCAACTCTTCAGTTGCTGGAGGCAGATCGCCTAATGAATAAGTAGTCGGTGGGTTTTTTGGCCCTATAGAATAACACCACTCACCAGACGCTGGTATTGGGTTGTTCTTTAGCCAATTTGTGTTCGTATCTTGACGAACACGTATCTGCTGAAAGTTGCGTTCTTGAGAATCAGTAGTTCGGTGACGACTCGGCTGCGGCGGCTGTAATGTCATTGTGGGCTCCTACTTCTTTTATGTCATCCTAAGGTGCCTCGACATCACTACTTTTTCCAATTAGGTAAATGATTCTTGTGAGCCAACTCCTTAGCACCTTTCTTAGACAACTTATGATGCTTCTTCTGATAGTGTTTAGTAAGTCTATCTTCTACGGTCTTGCTAAACTTTTTCTTGGTAGGCTCTCTCTGTTCGGCTTTGTGTTCGATAATCCCAGTTACGTTTAAGTTGCGGGCTTCAGCAACCTTTTTAATCTCACCAGTTGTTGACACCCATGCCATTGGGTCGCAGTGGCCCTTTTTATTTGCCAAACCTGACATATACATTTTCCCGGTTGGGTTAATTCCTGCTGCCTTTGCCTCCCTCAGTATCCTGTCAGCTTGGAACTTTGGCATATCTGACAACCACTCACCGTTTAGCTTTCCTTCCATGAATGTTCGATCAGTTCCTCTTGTTGCAGGCGGTTGCCCCAGACTGCACATAATGGAGAATGACTCATCCTGACCGTCTTCAATCATTGAGACATAATGCAACTGCTGTTCTCTAGGTGCCTCGGCTAGTTCTTGCGGTAGATACGTCATACTTGCAACTCCGGTGGTGGTTGGGGTAACTCTTCTTCAGGTGGTGGTGGCGGTGGTGCCTCCCCCCCTCCAGCCTCTGGAACACCTTCCGCGTCGGAGGCACTCGGCGGTGGCGGCTCCATAGGAGGAGGTGGTGGGGGAGGCGGTGGCGGTGGAATCATGTAAGGCTCTGGATCAATATCTAGTGACTTGGCCCAGTCAGTTAGCAGTGCATTGATAGGGCCGACTTGACCCATAGGAATAAGACCTTGCAGGACAGGTGCAAGAACTTGCACTGCCATCTGCATCTTTTCTACTTCCGATGCTTTGTTGGGCTTTCTGGCTGAACCGGCTTCGATTCGGTAATCAAATTCTCTAGCTATGGTATGAACATCTAGCGACTGAACGCTTTGGCCCCACACCTCAGCACCGAAAGGCCCAACAATAGGTGCTACATCTTCAGGCTGTAATAACCATCGGGCAGCTAACGCTTCCTTTCGTGCCATTAAACTCATGGCATCTTCTAAACAGTTAGCCATGTCATCCGGTCGGACAGAGATTGCTTCTGCTTTAACCTGTGCTTCGGCTGCACTACGGTATTGGTTTCGTGTCATCCCGTAGGCTAATTCAGTCAATCCTGTAGCCTTATCAAACATCATGCTGACGGCTTCAATGATCTTCCATATCTCAGGATTGACCTCAGGCATCTGAAATACGCTGACTATGTCATCGACTGATCGACCAAGCGTCTCTGAAAGTTCTACAAGAGAAAACCCAGACTCTTCGTGTCTAAGCATCTGGTCTTTTATGTCGTCTCCTGCTGCCTTGGCAACACCAACCATAGTCTTACAGCTAGTCATGACTCTGGTAGCCAAGAAGGACATGGCCCAGTTAAGGAATCTCAACTCACTGATACCCGGCTTGATGTGACTGATGGGCCAGATGTATCCGGGCTTCCTGTGGAACTGAAGCGGAGTCCAAGGCCAACCATTAGACGCTTCCATGTGGAACGGGATGGGCCAGCGTGTTCGCGTGAATAGTGAGTTAGGTAGCCCTGTCTCGTCAGGCTGTTCTAATGCTATATCTTTAGGAACATTAAGAGGATGATTAACTCCTTCAGCAACAACGATGTAGCAGTTCTCTCCTAGCCCATCAAATATCCCCTTAAACTCTTTGGGGAATCCCTTTAGCGTGTGACCAAATCCTGTCTTGGAATAAATCTTGTAGTAGACAATCAGGTCATTTGTCTTACCGTTCTTTCTCTTTGTCTTTGTTCCTCTGTCCTGCGGATCGTGGGTAGAAGCATAAGACTCCATGTGCCCCTTAAGGTCTGACTCGTTCAGTCCGTACTTTGCAGCTACATCTTTAATCGGATGGACGCATCTTCTGGCTGACCAGAGGCAGTCTTCTTGTTCGTCAGCGTCTGGGTCGAGGAGTAGGTTGTCGCAACTGTCGTAAAAACTTCCAACAATTCCATACTGTTCGCCCTGCTCGTTCTTCTCCAGAGTAATTAGTTCCGTCCACCATAAGCCCATGCCTTTAATGATGGACTCGTCCACAACCCTGCGTGAATTTTCTTTCAGGTTTAGTTCGTTTGGTGTGTAGTTTAGGTATGTCGATACAACTTCAGACACCGTTTTCTTTACTGTCTCTGCCATGCCGATCTGGCTGCTCATCTGCATGAACTGCTCCATCTGCGGCTGCGGCACTTGCTGCCCTGTCATGGGGTCAGTCTGGGGTGCAGGGTTAATGCCCAGTGCCTCTGGAGCCACGACCGGGAACTTCTTTTGCGTTACCGTCCTGACAGGATTGCGATGATAGATAACAGAGCCAAACAGCTTAACTGCCTCAAAGACTTTGTTCATCTGCATACGGAAACTAGGTGGGGCCATTCGAGAGTAATCAACACCCTCACGCCAGAACCAGTTGTTGTTTCCGTCGTAGAAGTTCATAGCCTCTGTTGCATCATCAGTGAAAGGCTGCTTGTGTTTGGATGCTTGCTTTAGCTTGGCTAGCCAAGAAGTGCAGACTGCACGTAACGCATCCTCCATTGCCTTCTGGGTGATGGATACGTCTTCTTGAGGTAAGCCGGGCAAGCCTTCGCTTCCTTCAGTAGGGAGTGATGGCTCTAGTCTTTCAGTTTCCATTAAAAATACTTTATAAAGTTTTCGCGTCTGTTGTTTCTTCGTTTTTGTATTTCAGTCTGAACGTGCTGTTCTTGTTTGTAATCTGGATCGCTATTACTAACCATGCGGTACGTGCCAGCACCTGTTTGCACTCTCTTTGTTCCCGGCGTATTGAAGGCTCTTTCGGTTCTTGCGTCACGATCACCAGCGTTTTTGTCTAGCCGTGCCTGTGCCTGTGCCCTAAGGCTATCTCTGCGTTCCTGCTGCCTGAAAGCCATCGACTGACCGAACTCTTGCTGCCCTATATCTTGTGCCCTAGCTTGCAATGCACGGCTAGCTGCACTGTTTGCACTTGAATTAGACCGTGCCTTTGCAGCCTCAGAGGAACTGAACGCACGAGACTTGTCATTCTCTTGAGCAGCGATCTTTTGTGCGTTAGCAACTTGTATTGCATTAAAGATTTGCTCTTGATTCTCTAGCATGAACTGCTTACGTTCTTCCTCCTCCTTCTTCATTCTGGCAATATTTTCTGCGTGCATCTCTCTTCGTCTCTGCCCCTCAGAAACAATGGTTCTTGCAGCCATTACTCTTCTCCCTCTTCTGTAACAACGGTTTCCCAACAGTCAGAGAGACACGACCTTTGCCTCTTGAGTCCTGCTCTAGATAAGTAATCCCCAATTCGATGAAGGGCACCCTTGCTGCAATACCTCCTGCAACAAACCCATAGACCATTCCTGCCTTGTGCAATGCCAACGTCGTAGGTCACAAGACCTGAGTGATTGGCGTAGCAGCATGACCTGAATGCTCCTTCAGGAGTTGATGCACAGCCTAAGCCCTCGTATGAAGGGTTTCCTCCGCGATGACGTAGGCCGCCCGCTGCTGAGGCTTCTGCGGCTTCTTGTGCAGTTCGATGTGCAAAACATGCAGAAGTCATACAAAGAAATAAGACAAGTGTTCTCATGCTAGTGCTTTTTCTTTCTTAGGAGTTTTTGCCTTTGCAAGTAGTTGCTGAATCTCTGCGAGCAGTTTTGATTCTGGATGAATCTCGTAACAGCCCCACTTTCCCCAGTTGCCAGATTCTTGGGTCTGCCAAAAAGGATCGTCTTTGTGTCTGACGGATGGCTTCTCTATAAAACCGACATCTCCTCCATACACTAAAATACTTATGGTCGAGACACCCGGCTTCCGTGACACAAACCCAAAACATGGTTTTTGCGGGTTCTGAGGGTTGTCGTAAAAAAGAACGCGATCACCAACTATTAGACTCGGTTGTACAAAAGTACTCATAAGTGCCTCCTATGTAACATCATACTGAAAAGAATACGAATTCGGTGCTAAGTTTACCACACCTTTGCCTTTTCCGTTGGCTTTGTCACGACGTTTTTTCCATCCAGCCCACCAAGGCTCCTCCACTTTAACAGTATGTTTGTGGAATTTAGGCTGATATGCAGCGATATAACGCAAACAATCCACTAAATGGAAAGACCCTCTCTTATTAGGCTCATCGGTGACTACGCTAGTACCGGCGACAAACTGAACCTTTTTCTTGTACCTACGCATTTCCCTGTCGAAATTGGGGCAACGGCTGCGTATGTAACGGAACCCTGTCGTTCCGTCAGACCTAATGTGCATCGCAAGGCGGGCTGCTTCTAGGCCTGCCTGTATATCATCGGCACCCGGAATAAAGCTACTTCCGGTGATTTCTGATGCTACTTGTAGTTCTTCTAGGTGAGCAGTGTACTGTTCTTGTGGTGTCTTACCACTACCTATGTCCGTTAGGCGACCTCCATGAGCATCAATGATAAACGCATAGAAGTTCTTTGTTCCTACTTTCCTAGCGAATTCCTTAGCAAAGATAAGTGCGTTGCAGTTTTTAATGTACAGTTCGTCGTATACTAAGAAATATTCCTCTGATGGAGGTACTGCTACGAACATGACAGCAGTCGTGGCGTGACCGGGATCGACTATGGCGTACCTAGTCCAGTGTGCGGGAGGCTCATTTTCGTTAGCCTCAACATCAGAGATGGGTTTTCCGTGTACGAATGGATTGAAATTGGGGTAAACAAGTAAGCTATCGGTGGTAAACTCACCCTCGGCACGCTGGCGAAGGACATCTTCTCCTAGTGCAGACCACCGTTCAATCATTTTCGCTTTCTCTTCATCGTCTATGTGTGGATTATCTAGAAAGCGAAGTACGAACCTCGATATGTTCTTTGTCCCCTCCTCCTCTGCTTTATCACATCTTTCGTTTAATCCTATAAGTGCCTCGTTTTTAGAGTGCGGCATGGCAGACCAGCAGAACTTACCCTTACGATCAGCCAGCCTAGCCTGCATTTCAGGCACCCATTGCTCGTTAGCTAAGTCCTCATCTATATGCACACGATCAGCCTGAAAACCTTGCGGAGGATCACCCTCAGAACTAAAGCAGTAGATAGTCCACCCATTAACTAACTCACAAGAATTAAGATAACCGGCAGATTTGAGTAGCCACGACTGAGATTTGATCATGCGGGGAGGGATCAATGGAGGTGCTGGCCTTGCCTCTTTCTTGCGTGCTACGTCTAATACCGGGTCATACGACCGCCATTCATTAGTTTGCTCGTCCCTGATGATCTTAAATGCCCCTGACTTGAATAAGTAGGGTACGATTACTAGGCCGACATGCTTCCAGTTCTGACCAATCAGAATAAGGTTGCCGCCTTCTTTTGGGTACTTGCCTTCGACAGGGTGCGTGCCTGTGGCTGCCCAAGCGTCTTCAACAAACGTCGATAAAGACTTACCACTTCTATTACCACCGATCACAAGCGTTTCACTCGAATGGCTTTTGTGAAACAGTTCTTGACTCGGTGTCGGCCTGTATAGCCTCAGAGACTCCAGCCGCCTCTCGGATAACTCCGCCTGCAAGTTCCGCAACTCGTCCATTTGGAAGGTCGAGATTTGCTGTGTCATCTTGGACATTTATTACCACCTTTCGGTTGCCTCCGATCATTGTGACTGCATTCTTCAGTCGCAATTCAATTTCTGCCTCTAACTCCTCTTCACTCATCAACTCCGTTGGTTTCTTAGCACCACCCACTTCTGTGTTCTTTGCAGCCAACCTCGTTACCATTTCAAGTATCCCACTTCTTATTCTTGATCCGGGCTTTGAGTCTAGGTACTGTTTCAAAAGAAGATTGCTGAACCCTGCTGTCCCGCCAAAAGCAACCATCGCCCCCTCTAGTAACTCTGCCGTGTGGGGAATGTTGCTTCCACCAGAAAGGGGAAGACTTCTTAAGCGATCCATCGCATCCTCTTCTATTTTCTGGATTTCCTCTTCTGCCTCTTTCCTCTTCTTGCATTTGACGCACACGTACTCAAACGTGTCTCCTTTGCCGGTGGGACGGAAATAGTCTGCGTGCAATGGGTACAAGTCACCGCATGTATCGCAGCGTCTAGTACCGCCTCTCGTTGCTACTAGCTGTTCGTCTGTCATCGGTCTAGCTGAACCTTTGAGGTAAACGGCGTAGGTGATTTGCCAGCAGCAGAGTCCGATAGCTGTTTTATGGCTGTGGGCTGCAACGGCTTACCAATCTGATCTGTAAGCACATCGACCAAACTTCTATCTTCAACGAAGTCATTGTTGAGTGAATAAGAGTTAAGTCTTGGTATAAGTTCTCTAATTAAAGTACTCATTGAAGTAGGCTTTTCTTAAACAGGGCGTTCAGTTGGTTTGATGAATCCACATAATCTTGTCCGATTGGCCTGTTATATTTGCGTTGCTGTTGCATTCGATTGGTTTTTTGCTGGGCGTCATACGCACCCTGTACATCGTGTGCCATTCCGGTGTACTCCCGCCCCATCTGAAACATCGCTTGCCCCGGACTGGATAGATTCTCTGCCACGTTTTGTCCATAGCCTTGACTCACCTGCTGTCTGTTTTCATTGTCTACGTCCTGCATGTTCTTCTGTCCAGTCATGTGCATCCCTAACTGATGGGCTGCATCAAGTGCAACAGTGCCACCATAAGCAGCAGCACCTCCCTTAGCACCTTTCGCCATACCCTGCACAACTCCACCAGCAGTAAGACCACCGCTAACAGCGTTGTTGCCCAATGCTTTAGAAGAACTTTCCGTGGCGGCTGCATTAGCAACAGGGTTGTTGATCGTTTTGTTAAGTGCTTTACCTAACATGTTTGCAAATTTCATTTTACTACCCCTTCAAATATGGCTAACCACTCTTCGTCTGTATCAATTAACTCGATAAATTTTCCGAATACTAGAAACGATCTCTTGGAATAAGGGTCTTCTTTTAGTCCTATCTTTATGCAAAACGCAAGTACCTCGTGAATGGCCTGCAACCGTTCGACACTTCCTTTAGCATTTTCCAAAGCATCAAGCATTGGCAATATGGGACGCCACTTCTTTGCTGTTTGTATATCATCCCAAATTCCTCCATAAGACTCTGGTTCGCTTAGATCACTCACT